CGCTGAACTCTCGGGATGCCAAGATCCCGTCAAGACGAAAAATCCCCAACACATTTTGTAAGGCGTCGTGCGTCTCGCGCATGAGACCGTTCCAGGCATCGTACAGCCTGTCCGGAGGGCCTCCGTCAATGGCCGGAGCGAACGTGCTCGCTCAAGACCCCAAGCCGTTCCGCTGCGCAGCGATATCGCGCGATCCACAAAGCCGGAACAGCAACGGGGTTATTTCCCATGTCTTACACGGAATTTGGCGTCAACGACGCTAATGCGGTGCACCTGTGGGCCAAAGTGCTCGCACGTGCCGAGCGTGACTCGCTTGAGATCGCGCCCTTGATGGGGACGGATGACAATTCAATCATCCACATCAAGGAAGAAACAGAAAAAGGTGCGGGCGACAAGGTTATGTTCAACCTTCGCGGCCGCCCGACGCAGGATGGTTTCACCGAAAGCATGACCGCCGAAGGTAACGGCGAAGCACTCACGATCCTTCAGGACTCGATCTTCATCAACGAACTCGGCGGCGTCATGTCGTCAAGGTCTGAGAACACGATCGACGCTCAGCGGGTTCCGTTCAAGCTCCGTCAGGAGTGCAAGAACGCGCTGGTGGACTGGTGGAGCGATCGGAAGTCGCAAACCTTCCTGAATCACGCTTGCGGCTATCTCCCGGCCAACGGAACGGGTGCGGGTCAGTATCTCCGCACCGGCAACAACGCCGTGACGGACTCGGCCGGCGCAACCGATAAGGTTCGTCATATCTGGCCGGGTGCGAACACCAACGACGAAGGTCTTGGTTCCTCAGACACGTTCTCGGTCGGCTTGATCGACAACGCTGTTGCTGCGGCCCGAACGGGTGACGTCATGGTGCGCCAGGTCAAAGTGGCGGGCCAGCCGAAGTACGTTTGCTACCTTCACGAACAGCAGGTGGTGCAGCTTCGCACGAGCACGTCACAGGGCTCGTGGCAGGACATCACCAAGTTCACCTACTCCGGCGTCGATCCGTCCAAAAACCCGCTCTACTCGGGCGCTTTGGGCGAATACAACGGCTGCATTCTTCGCCGGTCGCAGGACATCACCAAGGGCGTGCATCACACGACCGGCGCGGCGGTTGCCAATACCCGGCGTGCGGTTCTGCTGGGTGCTCAGGCGGCGGCTTCGGCCTACGGCACGAAGAACGCCGGCCAGCCTTCGGGCTCGTCTTCGACCTATCGCTGGAACGAGGAGCTGCTTGACCACAAGCGCAAGCTCGAAGTCTCGGCGTGGGCGATCTGGGGCCTGAAGAAGACGGTCTACAACTCGGTTGATTACGGCACGGTCGTGATCTCCACCTACAGCGACGCTTAAGGGAGGTTCCGAACATGACAACGAATACTCAGGGACGTCCTGCTCGGGAGTTGGCCACTCAGCAGACCAACTACCTCCGCAAGACGGTGAACTACAACGATGCTGGTATCGATACCGGCATTCCGTTCCGCAACTGGCTGCCGGAAGGGGCTCGCATCCTTCGGGCAAACGTTGTGATCGACACGGTGTTTAACGCCGCGACGACCAACGTTCTGACGGTTGGCACCAACTCATCGAACTACAACGACATTGTCGCTTCTGGCGATGTTGACGAGACGGTGTTGGGCGAAACCGCCGTGCTGACGGGTGCAAAACTTGGTGCCCTCTCTGCCGATAAGCAGGTGTACATCAAGTACACGCAGACCGGAACGGCTGCCTCAACGGGCAAGGCGACGGTCATTATCGAGTTTGCTCCGGACAACGACGAATAACATGGGGGCGGGTTGGCACATCGCTGGCCCGCCTCGCTTTCAGCGGCGAGGGGCAAGCATGAAACGCGAACGGGTTATGATCTGCATCCCTGCACTCGATTGCAAGGTAACGACCTCGACCTGTCAGTCGCTCATTCATGGGATCGCCGTCGCGTCTCGCGGCCATGCCATCAACATCGATTTTGAGAACGGCAATTCGATCCTGCCGACGGCGCGCAATCTGCTCGTGGCCCGCGCCATGGCGCAGGGTTATGACGCGATCCTTTTTGTCGATGCCGATCTCGGCTTCACGCCCGACGCGATGAAAAAGATCATCGAATACCCGGAGGAACTGGTTTGCGGGGTTTACCCGTACCGCTCCGATGTGAATTCCGAGAAATGGCCGGTCAAGTGGGCTGCCAAAGACGGCGAGCCGCTGGAGGCTAACGAACACGGCCTGATCGAGGTCAACGGCGCCGCAACAGGATTTATGCGCATCCGGCGCAGCGTCATCGAGAAGTTGAGCGAAGCCTATCCGCACCTTCTGGTGCAGGATCCGCGCGCTCCGGGAGGGCAGTATTACGCGCTGTTTTCCAACACCATCGCCAACGGCAAAGTGACGGGTGAGGATTACACCTTCTGCAATCTTTGGATGGCGCTTGGGAACAAGGTCTGGATCGATCCAAACCTTTCATTCGAACATCTGGGCATGAAGGGTTGGCGCGGAAATCTCTCGTCAACACTGATCGCAATGGGCGCTGAGACTGCGGAAGACCCGCAGGACAGCGCTGCATAATTCCGCCGACGCTAGCAACGGGGAGCGCCGACGATGACGACACTGACGGGAGGCTTGTCAATGAGTGACAACGCAGATCCGACGCCACGCGAGCTTCTGACGACGCTCGTCCAGCATGACGCTGCGATCAAAGGCTTATCCGGGGATATGGCAGGCCTCAAGAGCGAAGTGAAGGCGCTCGACAGCAGCGTATCGAGAGGGTTTGCCAATCTCGGGCAGGAACTCGGCAAACTCACGACGGCGAACGCTCTGAGGCCTGCGTTTGATTTCCACAAATGGGTGGCAACGATCCTGACGCTGGCGATCCTGTTTTCGATGGTCGTTGCCGGGATCATCTATGTCGCGAACGCGCAGTTTTCAGGCGTGATGGCGAAGCAGGACGCGACGAACGATCGCTTGGCGGAAAAGCTCGATCAGTTGGGCGAACGGGTCGGCTGGATTCCGACCACGAAGCGGGAGCGCTGAGGCATGAGCGACACCCGCACTCTCGGGACCATGAAGGCCAAGATTGCCTTAGAGTTCAGGAGAGACGATCTCACGACCGACATCGCCAACGCCATCACCACGGCGATTGACGCCTATAAATACGAGGCATTCCCGTTCAACCGGGAAACCTTCGTTGATGCGCCGACTGATGACACCACGACCGACAACGCATGGATGACGACGGCTGAAAGGCTGATCCGCTGTCGGGCGAAGTTGGAAGTTGCCGTCAATGTTATCGGCTATGCGGCGGACAATCCCTTCGTCGGCCAAATGCAGCAGGAGATTGCCGACGCGCTGCAAGCGTTGCGGCTCAGTCAGGTGCAGAGTGCGTCGAGCCTCGATACGACGGCCGGCACGCTCGGCGCGATGAAGCGGCGGATTGCGAACGAGATCAACCGTGGAGACGTTGGACCCGAGATTGCCAGCGCGATTTCCGATGCGGTCGATTACTGGTCTGGGGAGCGATACTTTTTCAACGAGACGCGGGACTCAACGTTCTCGACGGTCGAGGGGCAGGACGGCTACGGCGTCAACGACTTCAACGATATTCTGAACATCATCAAGATCGATTACATGATCTGCGTCACGAGCGGTCAGTATTACGACATTCTGCCTCGGTTTCCCGTCACCGTTGAACGCTCGACGCAGAGTGGAACATTCTCGCGCGGCATTCCCTCGGAGTACTCTTTCTACAATCAGACCTTCCGGCTTTATCCGATTCCGTCCGGGGAGTTTGACATTCGGGTGGCGTATCAGCGCGCTATTCCGGCTCCGGTTCAGGACGATGAAACCGGCAACGTCTGGATGACGACTGCGGAGCGCATGATCCGCGCCCAGGCGAAGGCCGAACTTTACAAGCACGTCGAGCGCATCGCTGACGATGCCAAGGCGACGAAATACGCAGCGCTCGCGGAGGACGAGGCCGCCATTCTCTCACGCAAAACCACGAAGATGACGCAAGTGGGGGAGGGGCGAATAGTCCCGTTTTGCTAGATGGAGATGATCCCGTTCGGAGAATTCCGCCCAGATGTGAGTTCGATTGATGGCGCTACAACGTCCGCCATCAACAACGTCATTCCGCGCGCCGATGGATATGGTCCGTTTCAGGCCCTGATCCCGTTTACCTCGGCTCTGCCGGCGGTGTGCCGAGGGTATTTCTACGCCCGCGATGAAGATGGATCGGTTCGCGTTTTTGCAGGAACATCGAACAAGCTTTATCTGCTGAACAACACCACGCTTTCATGGGATGACGCCTCGCAGGGGGCCTCGACCTATACCGGATTAAACCCGGAGGCGAATTGGTGCTTTGCGCAATTCGGAACCCTGATTGTCGCGGTTCAGCAAAACGCCAATCCGCAGGTGTTCGACCTGGCAAGCGACACGGCATTTGACGATCTTGGCGGTTCACCGCCCAAGGCCGCGTATGTCGCGGTGGTGAACCAATTCCTCATGCTTTCCGGCCTCGCGACCAACCTGAAGCGCATCCAATGGTCGGGGCTCAACGACATCACGAGCGACGACGCTTGGACGGCGGGCATCAATTCTTCCGACTATCAGGATGAGCCGGACGGCGGCTTTGTCCGAGGCGTGATCGGGGGCGAATTCGGAACGATCCTGCAAGACCAGATGATCCGCCGCATGACGTTCTCTCCCGGATCGGACGTGATCTTTGAAATCCAGAAGATCGCGGAGAATTTGGGAGCACTCGGACCCTATGCGATTTGCTCAGGCGGGGATCTGCATTTTTTCGTCACGCCGAAAGGCTTCTATCAGATCAACAACTCCGGCGGATTGACGCCGATTGGAGAGGAAAAGGTCAACCGGACGTTCTTCGATTCCTATGACACGGCCGCGCCTCAGCTTTTGCAAGCGGTGGCGGACCCGAACAACAATCTCGCGGTGTTTGTTTGGAAGTCGGCGTCATCATCTCAGCTCCTGTTCGATACGGCCTTGGCTTACAACTACGTGCTGCAACGCTGGGCGCCGCTGTCGATTACCGGCGAAGCCTTGGCGCAGTTGGCGGCGCCGGGCCTGACGATGGAAGCTCTGGACGCCATCGCGCCGGGGTCGCAGACCATCTCAGGAGCCGCAGATAACGGTTCTGGGCTGATCCGCCTGACAGTCGGCTCAACGAGCGGATGGGCGACCGGCAACTATAAAACGATCTCGGCTGTCACCGGCACGACGGAAGCCAACGGCACGTGGAAAATCACGGTCGTTGATTCAACGCATATCGATCTGGCGGAAGATACCGACGGTACGGCCTCGGTCTTCACCAATGCTTACGTGTCGGGGGGGCTCGTTGGCGGCAACCTCGATGCGCTGACGTTCTCACTCGATACGATCAACATCGCCTCACCTCCGGCCTTGTCGTGCTGTGACAGCAATCACCAGATCGGAACCTTCACCGGAGATGCGGTCGAAGCAACGCTGGAAACACCGGAGCAGAGCGGCAAAGGCGTTCGGTTGAGGGTTCAGGGGTTCACGCCGATCACCGATGCGTCTGATGTGAGAGGCACGTTGGGCAAGCGGGAAAACCTCAACGCGGCGCGGACGTATCTACCTGAAACGACGATGAACGATGAGGGCTTCTGCCCGATGATCTGGTCCACGCGATATGCGCGGGCAAAGATACGGATTCCAGCGGGACAGGTGTGGACGTTTGCGAGCGGCGTCATTCCGAGCGCCGTTGCGGATGGGAGCCATTGATATGAGTGGAAACGCTCCTGCCTCAAGTGAGAAAGACCCGGTTCGCATCTGCCGGGGTATCCGGGATTTGTTTACCGGGCGGTCGAATGCGGCCGGATCATTTGCTCTGACCGCTTCAGCCACGACAACCACGGTGACGGCGCCGAACTGCGGTGCGGATAGCGAGATTTTCTTGCAGGCCAAGACGGCTCATGCGGCGGCGGAAGTGGGGAACGGCACGATTTACATTTCTGCCGTGGCGCAGGGTCAGTTCACCGTCACGCACGCCAGCAACAGCCAGACGGATCGGACTTTTGCTTACAGGATTGGCTCATGATCGAAGTCGTACAAATTCCGATGAGCATGGTCGGGGCGATGCTCCCGCACTTGGGGCCGCATCTTTTGCGAGGTGCAGCGGCCGAACCGGAAGCCGTCGATATCAAGGACTGCATCGATCGCATCGTCGATGGACGCATTCAGATGTGGGCGATCATGACGCCGAAAGAAATCCACGCCGCGTTTTTGACGTCGGTGCTTGAGGACGGCGAAGACTTGTCCCTCGACGTTTACGGACTGGGCGGGGCGGGGATTCTCCGCTGGGGCAAGCTCATCTCGGAGCGGATGACGAGCTTCGCCAAGTTCAACCATTGCAGCCGGATCATCTTCAGCGGTCGCAAGGCCTTGCTGAAGGCTTACGACGGCGTGCGGATTATCGGCGTTCGACCCGATGGGCTCTATCAATTTCAAAAGGATGTGGCCTGATGTCTAAAGGTGGCGGCAGCAAGACCCAAACGCAGGTCACAAAGTCCGAGCCGTGGGGACCGGCGCAGTCTTACCTGAAAGATTATCTCTCTCAGGTCGGATCGCTCAATCCCGGTGGCGCGACGGCGGCGCAGAACACTGCTTTCAACCAGCTCGAAGCCAATGCCAACGCCGGCAACCCGTTCACGGCGGGGATTACCGGCGCGGCGAACGGTGCGCTGAACTACGACAACGGCGATCAGGTCGGACTGCTGAAAGACGCCTATGGCACGCTGCAAGGCAACCTCGGAGACTATGCCTCCGGTAAATATCTCGATGTGGGCAATAATCCGCAAATCCAGGCCGCTCTTAAAGTCGCAGCGGATGATGCGCAGAACCGCATCAACCAGATGTTCGCCGGATCGGGCCGATCTTTCTCCGGCGCGAACCAGGGCGCTGTTGCACGCGGTGTTACATCGGCAACTGCACCCATTCTTCTGAATGAGTTCAACCAGCAGCAGCAGAACCAGATCAACGCCGCGAATTCTCTGTTTGGGGCAGGCGCGAACACCGCATCCGGCACATCGGCACTCGACACCACGAAGGCGAATATCAACGCGGCGGGTGTGCCACTGTCACAAGCCGCACTCGATGCGCAGAACTACGGCCCAAACCAGATTTTGAGCTTGGAGCAGCAGCAGCAGCAGCTTCCGTATCAGAACCTCTCGCTCTTGCAATCATTGCTGCTGCCAGCGGCGGGATTGGGCGGCACGTCGAGTAGTTCGGGTTCGGGGAACCAGTCCGAATACGGCATTACCTCGTCGGGTGTCGGCGCCGGTATCGGGGCTCTCGGAGCGATCCTGGCCTTGTCCGATGAGAACGCCAAAGAGGACATCGAACCCGTCGGCATGTTGGCCGATGGGCAGCCGATCTACCGCTACAGCTACAAGGACGATCCGACGGGTGCCACGCATATCGGTCTGCTGGCGCAAGAGGTCGAACAGACGACGCCGGAAGCGGTCGGAGAGTTCGGCAACGGCCTGAAGGGTGTTGATTACGACGCAGCGACACGCACCGCAGCGGCGATGGTCCGGCATGCGGCTCAGACGCGAGGCAAAGCGGCATGAACATCTCTGACCTCTTGGCGAGCCTTGCAAGCGGCAAGGGCTTGAACATCACGCCGGGTAATCCAGCGATGGATTTGACGCAGCTTGTGTCTCAGGTGGGGCAGGGCGGGGCACCGCAAGCGGCGATGCCGATGGTCCCGAGCATGCCGACATCACAACCGGCTGCACTTCCCGGCGCTCCGGTTGGCGCGATGAACCTTGACCCGCAGGCGCAAGCCTCGAACGCGGCTCAGACAGGCGGCGGCTATATGGGCATCGGATCAGGATTGCAAGGCAATCTCAGAACACCACAGCCGCCTCCTGAAACGGAACTGACGGCGCCGAAAGGCACGTCACCGATTACCACGGGATCAATTGCCCCGGCTTCAACACCTCAATCAGCACCGCCGATGGCGCTTGGCGGATCGCAGACACCGGATTTCAGTCATTCGTTCGGAGAAGGACTGATCAATGTCGGGAATGCCCTGCAGGGAAGGGGTGTGGAAGACCTCAATGCCGACACGTTGAGCAAAAACGCCACCTATGCCGCTTTGATCAAGAAGGGCATCGACCCAACAACGGCCGAAGCGGTTGTACGGAATCCGTCGCTGATGAAGTCCGTCATTCCGACCGTGTTCGGAGGCGGCAAGTACGGCAAGCAAGGGACAGTGTTCCAAGATCCAGCATCGGGACAGTTCTTCACGGCTCAGTTCGCAGAAGACGGCACGCGCTTGATCACGCCGTTGACGACAGCCGGCGGAACCGCACTGGAGCCATCGCGCGGTGTGAAAACGGTCGATACCGGAACGGGAACTCGGATCGTCAGCGGAGCCACGGGCAACGATCTTCGCGAGATTCCGAAAGACCTCGCAGGCGCCGAGACAGCAAAGGTGGTCGGACGCGAGACGGGCGAAGGGCAGATGAACCTGCCGAAGTCGAAGATCGCGCTTGAGCAGGCGAAGATTCAGAACGACGTTGTAACCGACAACATCGACAAGGCGATTAAGGACGCTGATGGTTACACGTCCGGCTTAACAGGTGCGGTCACAAGCAACATTCCGGGCACGAAGTCTTATGACCTCGCCAACACCTTAAACACGGTCAAGGCGAACCTCGGCTTCGATAAGCTGCAAGACATGCGCAACAATTCGCCAACTGGTGGTGCGTTGGGGCAGGTGTCGGAGATGGAAAACCGGCTGCTACAGTCGGTGTGGGGCTCGGTCGAGCAATCTCAGTCGCCGGCTCAGTTGAAAGCCAATCTCGGCAAGATCAAACAGCTTCGTCAGCAATACCAATCCCTCAAGAAGCAGGCTTACGATCAGGACGTGGCACGCTTCGGCAAGGCGAACGTTCCAGACCCGGAAACGGGGCAGCTTCCACGGTCGGCGGCGCCGCAAGCAGCAGCGCCAGAAGCGCCTAAGAGCGGCAATTACCGCTTCAATCCTGAAACCGGAACTTTGGAGCCAATGGAATGACGATCAGGGTCACGTCTCCCACTGGCGCGGTGGTGGAGTTTCCGGAAGGGACGGATGCGGGAACGATTTCGAACGCGATGCGTCAACTCCCGAGCCCCGATCCGAAACTGCCAGCGCAACCGCAAGCCACAGCGCCGCCAACACCAGCAGCCGCCCCCACAGCAGACGTGAATCCGGTTGCTGACGTTGCCAAATCTGCCGGCATCGGTCTTGCGCAAGGCGCGATCGGTCTCGCAACCCTGCCAGGCAATCTCGAATCTCTCGGACGTTTGGGGATCGATAAGGCAGCGGAAGGTCTCGGTTTCGAAGATCCGGGGTTGTCGGAGCGGACGTTCCTGCCAACGGCTGCGGACGCGCAAGGAGCCATCGAGAAGTATACAGGACCATTCTATAAGCCGCAAACGACGGCGGGGGAATACGCTCGCACCATCGGGGAATTTGCCCCTATGGCAGCGGTCGGCGGCCCGGCTGTCGGCGCCGCCGCGCGGGCGGGCAACGTTCTCGTGCCCGCACTCGCAAGCGAGACTGCAGGACAGATCACCAAAGGGACGGCAGCAGAGCCTTATGCGCGCGCCGCTGGCGGCCTTCTCGGTCCTGCTCTTCCCAACGCCGCCATGCGCGCCGTAACGCCTCTGGCGGACGACGCCGGCCGTGCGGCCCAAGTTGCATTGCTTGAGCAGAATGGTGTCAACGCTCTGACGGCGGGACAACGCACCGGCAACAGCGCTGTTCGGTGGGCCGAAAGCGCGGCGAATGACGTTCCCTATAGCGGCGGCCGTGCCAAGCGCCTCAACGATGAGGCTGCGGAGCAGTTCACCAATTCTGCATTGCAGCGTGCAGGGATTAACGCGAACCGCGCGACGGCCGATGTCATCGATGCAGGGTTCACCAACCTCGGAAACCAGTTTGACGCTCTGGCTCAGCGCAATACGATGCAGATTGACCATCCGTTGCGCACGGATATTCATCAAACGCTTGTCGGCTACAATCGAGCAACGCCACCCTCGCTCCGGGCTCCGATCATATCCGAACTGCAGAATGACATCATGAGCGCCCCGAATGGGATGCTGACCGGCGCACAGTATCAGGCATGGCGATCGCAGATTGAACGGGTCCGGCGCGGAGCACAGCAAGGCAACCCGCATCTTGCCAATGCCTTAGGTGAAATCCGCGACGCTCTTGATGATGCGATGACACGTTCGGCAGGACCGGCGGACGCTGCGGCATGGCGAGAAGCGCGGGATCAGTACCGTAACCTCTTGACCATTGAGAAGGCGATGGGTGGTGCCGGCGAGAACACGGCACTCGGCCTGATTTCACCGTCGCAGCTTCGCACCGCGGTCAAATCACAGAACCGACGCGCTTATGTCCGCGGCCAACGGGATATGGGGAATCTCGCTCGCGCTGGCGAAGCGATTATGAAGCCTCTCCCCAATTCGGGCACGCCGGCACGACTTGCGGCGCAGGATTTGTTTAGCGGACTTGGTGCCGTCGCCGGTGGCGCGGTTGGCAATGTTCCGGGTGCGATTGTGGGCGCCTTTGCTCCGAGGATTGCACAGGGAACGGTGGCGCGCGCGCTCATGTCGGCACCGGTGCAAGGATATCTTTCGAACCAAGCGTTGGCTCCGGCCATTGACGCCTACAACACCGCCCGATTGCCGATGGCGTTCAATGTTCCGATCGCTGCGGCAGAAGCCAATCGACCGCCAAGTCTCGTCGGCGGCATCGGACCTAGATTCGATGTGAACGGGAATTTGCTTCCGGGGCAATGAAATCGCTCCGGTCGAGCATCGCGTCTTCGAGTTCGGATTTGCGGCAGAAGTCTTTGTAATCGCGCCAGTAGAAGTAGACCACGCTGATCGCGAGCCCTGTAGCAAGCCCAAGCGTGAAGTTCGGTGTTTGCGCCGCGTCCCAATACCAAGTCAGCCAGTTCATAGCGTCCCCCCCCCGTAGCGTTGCGTTCATCAGCCTAACACCTGAGGACTCGATAGACTATGGCGAGCGGCATCCCTCCAAAGAAAAAGGGTGAAAAGGCACCGGAAACGGGTGCCCAGCCAACCTATCGCATGTCCATGCTCCCGTTTGCGACCTACGCCAACCCGGATGGCACGGAATCGCTCGGGTTTGCCGTACCGGGAATGATCAAAGAGCCGTTCGATGCGCTGCAACGACTGGCAGAAAATTCAGTCGATGAAAACGGCAATATCGCAATCCCGAATCCGGAGAACCCACAGAACCAGCAGGACGTGTTGACCGGCATTCTCTCAATGTATGGCGGGAATGCGTTGAACCCGGCACGGCTGATG